CCCATGAGCAAACTCGAAGGGCATTGGCTCTCAATAAATGCCAGCGCACATCGTCATATGCACTCGCATAAAGCAAGGAGCACAATACACGATCTGTATCAGGTCCTGGCAACCAATGGTTGCCTATCCTCATAAATTTTTGAGATAAAAAATCTATTTCTTCAATGCGTCGCGGTTCTAACGAATCCGACGTGCATTTCAATCCCAAAGATTGAAATACTTCACTAATTGTTCTCACATTGAAGAAACCAACACAATCATCACTAACTGTGAAGGCATTATCATCCCCATACAAGGCACATCTTAACTCATTCACAAAATGGTAGAGTGTTCTCTGCTCATCTGGGCACAATGTTATCCAAGCATAAGCAAGAAGAATCATGTGAGCTATAGTATTATCCACAATTGTGTTACCAGAGCCACTAGGATTCCCTGTGTGTTTCCAAATTAATTCACCGTTTTCCATAACAATTACACTATGTATAATGTGCTGATAAAAATAATCATGTCTTCTTTTATTTTCTTCTGTCCGCTCGCTAATTGCAAGCATTTGCCATCGCAAATCTGCCACACTCTGTAATAAAGCTGCAAATAGCGAGGTATCAAAGCCAGAAAAATCTGTTGAAAAAGCATTTTTAAATTTTGCTAAATGATTATATATCCTTTCAAATCCCCCCATATAAAGAGAAGAACCAACAAAAGACCAATGGTCTCCATGGCTATCATAAAACTTGTTGTTCATATCATCATACATTTTCTTCATTGTTATGGTTAATTCCGCAGGACTGGCAGTAAAGAAACGAATTTTGTTTTCAGCTAATTTCTCAGCCTCACGCAACTCTATTTTTTCGCTACCCGTCCAGATCGGACAATGTTGACTTGTACCATTCCCAACTTCAGCCCACAATTTTTCAACAAAAGGTCGGAAGAATTCCTCCTTAAATAAAGATTCTTTATTTTTCCATTTGTCGCTCCAAGGAAATCCTGGAGATGTTTGTTTATCACAGGCTTCAATACATTCTTCGGTTTCACTCACCTTCGAACCACACATATGTGGTTTTAAATACGCAGTAATCCACGCAGTTGCTGTCGCTAACGCTTCAACATCGAAGTTTGGTTGTTGCCGATCGAATTTTGCTCCACCTTTAAAACCAGCTGCAAAGTTTGGAAAAACCATGCGGTACTTATTCCTACGTTTTTTGTCTGAAATCCAAGGTACATTCTCTTGCAGACAATATTTTACAAAAGACTTGTTGACGTGTTCCCGATGTTTAAAAATTTTAAACTTCTTTACACGCCCTAAATAATCACAAGTATTTTCTGTGAAACATTCTCTGAAATGATCACTTTGTGCTAATCCATTTTCCCACAAATTGCCAGAGACTACCCCCTCACTAAGAAACATTTTCTTCGGCATAATTTTGTCGTAAGTGGCATTCCACTCATCAAATGAAGGGGCTGGGACAATTAGTTTCCCGAGCTCTGACATCTTTTTGAGATTTCTGGAGTAATCACAACCATTGCACTCATTTCATCTTCTCGTGTTCCTAAATGAACACCAATACAGTGCATGTCCTCATTAAAAATGGGCAATCCACTCATTCCTTTTTCTGATGAATATTTTGCAGCGGCAATACCTTGTTCAATTTCTTTTATTTTTGAAACATCCAAATTTGCCTTCATTTGTTCATAATCTTGAACAGTCCGGTAACCATAAATGAATATTTTGGCTCCAAGACGAGCTTCCGACATACGGATCGATGGCAATCCCATCAACTCATGAGGCTTCTTACAGAAAACTAAATCGTTTCCCACAAGATTAAATTTATCCCAAGTCACATAACATTCAACTAACGAATATGTAAATTGATCTCTTTGTGATTTGGTTGGATCTTGATTATTAAGAAACTGACGAAAAATGAATTGAATAGGACCATATTCCTTCATACGAGCTTGAGTAACACTCCACTCTTCAGGAATTTCTTTATCAACTTGAAATACATGTTGATTCATGAAAACTCCATTCCAAGCGAGGAAACAAGAAGCTGTAGAAGTCCCTTCTTTGAAATTCATTAAAACTTTACCTAAAGATTGTTCAACCCTTTTGGGATCAAACATTTTTCCATTTATTAAAGATTCCTTAACAATTGTAGCAATACTACTTGTCTCCAAATGAGGATTACCAGCAACTATAGTTTGGGCTTTTGGATCTTTGCACAATTCAACTAACGTTGAATCTGCTTCAATCTTCGTCAAATGACGATCGCCTCCTTTCTGCAATACCTTTTTAAAAATTGGTATTCTTTTAACTGCTGTTAATTCTTCAATCGAATGAATCTTAAAACATCGATTTCCAAAAGTACATCTATTTTCTTGATACTCTTTGCAAATTGGACGTGTTGGGCAAACTTTAACATTATGAGGCCCCTTGCAATTCAAACACTTAGTTGGACATTCCAACACAGTATGTTCTGCATTACAATAATAACATTTTAAAATGTTTTTATTCATCCATTGAGTTGATTTTTGCACTTGAGTTTTACTTTCAGTTTTAATAGGATAGTTATAACCATCCAACTGTTCTTTCATGTCTAATTCATCATCATCGTAGAGTTTAGATTGTGACTGCTGGGCTGCCTCACCAAATAGTGTAGGTTTAGCCTCAGTTTCAATAACTTTAAATTCCATTGGATAATCCTTCGCTGGTACCACTTGTACAACGGGGATTTCTACGGGTAAATAAATTTCCTTCTCCTCTGGAACAGTGACTTTCAAAACATCTAAAATTAATGGTGTTAGGGTAACTTCCTTAATCTCTTCTTGAGTTGGTTTGGGGCATTCTTGTTGTATTTCTTTAACTACAAAAAGAGTCCTCATTTTATTTACCAAATCTTCTAAGAAACTTTCATTCATTATAAGTCTGCTACCAGGATCATAATAATGACCCCTACGATTGGGATTAAATTGATATTCTTCATCATCATCACCATGCATGAAGTTCATCAGATTACCTTGTGCATCTTCACCAAAATGTAAATTTGCATCGATTAATCTTCTTTGTGTAACTTCATCAATCTCTGGAATAACATCTTCCCTTTTATAGAGATCTGGACGTTTTTTGTCCACATGACGACGATGGCGAGTTGGAACTTGAGCACGTGCTTGACGTCTTTTTTCCCGAGCATTTTCGAGATCAATGACATTTTGAACACTCTCATGGAATTTCTCATCCATCTTTTCTACAAATTCCTTCTCATCTTCGTCTATAACCACTTCTTTCTTTTCTGTTTCAAGAATAAATGGTGTAGCAATCACGAATTCGATTTGCTCACTTTGGTTTTGCATCGCAGCAACATTTTCAATTTTTGGTAACTGATTCATCTGAGAGGCTTGATCCTCCTTTTTCATTTTCCTTTTATTAAGATAATATAACACAGCACAAATAATTAAGACTCCTGATAACATAACAAGAATCGTGTTTTTGCGCTTTAAGATTACATCAGTATACATTTTATGTCCGGTAATTCCAAGTGTGATAAACATCGCATCTAGTTTTTGACGTAGAGTTTGTGAACTCTCTTCTCTTTCATCATCAATTTCAACTCTGATGATGTTTTCGTCTTCCCTATTGCGTCTTTCAAAAGTTCCTTTCCATCTGTCTCTCAAAAAATCAACAGATTTATAAAAACCTCCAAAACTATCTTCATCTCCACCTTCTTCTTCGTCTCTTATAAAGCCGTGAAACATATCTGCTACACGTGAGAAACTCATTAGCATTCCAGTCAATGATCGGATTTTACCCCAAATAGAGTAAATTCCTTTTGAACCAAATTGCCAAGCTACAGGAGCAGCAATAAGCGCCCATGTAAGATCGAAAAATTTGATAATTTGAACTTCATTTGTTG